TCGCCAGCTTCAGTTCTCTGGCATTTTTGTCGCGCTGTTCTTTGTAGGCGATGGCGTTATCACGGTAATGATTAACACCCCATGACAGGCAGACGACGATGCAGATAACCAGAGCGGAGATAATCGCGGTTACTCTGCTCATACCTCAATCTCTCTGACCGTTCCGCCAGCTTCTTTGAATTTTGCAATCAGACTGTCAGCCTTATGCTCGAACTGACCATAACCAGCGCCCGGCAGTGAAGCCCATATATTGCTGCAACGGTCGATAGCCTGACGGATATCACCGCGATCAATCATCGGCAAAGCGCCACGCTCTTTAATCTGCTGCAGCGCTACAGCATCCTGACTTTCTGGAGAAAAATCTTTCAGGCCAAGTTGCTTGCGGTAGGCATCCCACCAGCGTGAAAGAAGCTGGTAACGTCCAGCGGCTGTTGATTTGAGTTTCGGATTTAGCGTGACAAGTTTGCGGGGGTGATCGGAGTAATCAGTGAACAGTTCGCCACCGACAATAACATCATAACCGTGATTTCTGGTTTTCTGCCGTCCGTTATCTGTTCCTTCTGACCATGCCACCATATCAAGGAAAGCTTTACGCTGGGAATTAAGTGTCTGCATTAATTACTCCTTATGGGCACCGAACTTGTTACCGATGACCCTCATTGCCGCACCACGAATAGCATCAACACCAATCAGCCCCACCCCACCACCAATGGCAACAGAAAGTGATTTAGGCCATCCGACATACTCAAGCGCGGATGCAAAGGTCAGCGTCAGAGCACCACAAAGCAGAATCTCAAGCGTTTTTCGTTTCCAGCCGCCGCCACCGCCAAAATAGGCAATGCGCAAACCAGCCATAATAATTGACATAACCACTGCACCCAGCGGCGTATCTCCACGCCACCAACTTTGTAAGAGTTCCAGTAAGTCAGGCCAGGAATGAGGGGCATTGTGCATTTTCATAAGCCTCACCTCCGAGAGTTCGGATGGTGCTAAGTGTAAGATTCAGGCTCTCAGGCTTGCTAACAAGAAGTCGAGGATGTTTCCGGAGCCTAACAACGAAAAAGCCCCGGGACATGCCGGGGCCAGATGGAGTGCCAGATTAAGCTTCTGGCGGTATATACTCGTGTTTGATATCGTTAAATCGCCAAAAGTAACAATTCAAACAAAGAGGATTTTTATGTCTGAAAAAAACAAACCACAAGGTGAAAATAAACCTCAGCACCCCGTGGCACCAAAACCAACTCCAACACAAAGTACTACAGACTTTGCTACACGTCGTGTTTTTGTTGGAGATTCTGCCGACTCAGTCATTGAACATATAAAAAAACAGCCGAGATAAACATCGCCGCTACCGGAGCAAGGATGGTATACATCCTTGCTTTATCGAGACTCGTGCGGATTTTCTCATTTTCCAACAGTAACTCTCTTGCTGTATCACTCAAGTCAACAAGGCGATACCTTCGTATAAGCGGCAATAACTTATCAGGTCCTAAATATCCTGCATCAGCGAATATTTTAAAGCTCGAGGGCTCCATATCCTTATATTTTTCATGATATAGATGATCAGGAGGGGCATTGATCAGGCCCCTAACCTTCACAGATAAACCAGTACATACCAAGTAAATGGCGCACCATGTCCATAGTAATGTAAATGTGGTAATTCCGGCGGTGAGAAAATCGAAATTAGTTTTCTGTGTCAGCAATAAAAAAGATGAACCAATTCCAACAATCTGAATGTTCAGAAGTTTGTATCCATTCTCAACATTGGTTTTGTTAGAAAGATGAATCTCTCGTATCGTCTCTTCCCCTTGTTTTTCAAGATAATCGACGAGCTCATCATCTACTCCTAAAAAATAATCTTTAGGTAGTTCTCTCATCTCACCTCCACATCCTGTACTGAAAACAATTTTACCAGAATGTCTCGATTCTAGGTATTCCGCCAGGAATCGCGCTCCAGAAATGAAACATCAGGTTCGCCAGTACCAGAAACAACAAAACCCGCTCAATGGCGGGTTCTGGTAAAGTTCATGCGCTTGGTTCGCCTCGCGATACAGCTTTGCGAAGCATACCGGAATTGAAGCAGTTTATGCGTAAAAAATCAAGCTATTTTTTGAGCAAATGATTCTCGCATGGGAATATATAGGGCATACTCAGCAACAGCCAACCAATTAGCAATTCGCTTTTCGCATGTGCTAAAACACCACTCAGGATGTGCATCATTTAGCAATTCAGCCATTTTGCGCTTAGTCATCCCCCGTCCTTCATACCGTTGCCGGAGGACACTAATCAATCCAGGATGCTCTGCCAGCACCTCACTTATGACTCTATCAATACATAACGCCTCTGCATCAGTACAATGCGCCAGCCAGGTCTTTTGCTTGCCATTGATCATCTCTCGCAAAAACGCTTCCAGCTCAGGTTTCTCTATTCCCGCTTTTTTCATCCTGCGCAGGGCTTCATTGACGGCTGTTTTCGTCAATTTTTTGGATGCCAGCAACTGGTTAAACATATTTCCCGTCTTACCGCCGCCAATATACGACCAGCGCCCCCACATGCGCAGTTTTCCCTGAATCCAGACACTTTCCAGCGTGGTGAGACGAAGGTGTTCCCCGCTTTTGCCTGTATTTGTTGGGTAAATCATAAATAACCTTCCTTTCTCCAGATTTCTTGTGTGCGAAAAACACCTTCTGCATGCATCAGGCGTAATTCTTCTTTGGTGTAATCGCTGGTTTTTACCCGCCCGTCGATTAAATCGTGGCATGAGCTACAGGCAATCGCTGCCTGCATATCGTGTGGTTTTGTCGCTGTTCCGCACGTCCCCGCCAGCCTGTAATGCGCCAGCACAGATGTTTCGGGATTGTGATTGCAGTAGCCAGGAATTCTGACGGTGCACATCTGCCCCCGCGCCGCTTTACGTAAATCCACCATTACGCAAACTCCAGCAGCTGCGCGGCCACATTTTCGACTTGTTCCGGAGAGGAAAATTTACGGAACAGAATCCAGTTCCACAGCACATTCAGAACAGATTTATAAACCTGCTGAAACTCGGTTTCGTCCATATTCGCAAAAGCGATAGATTTTGCCCGACGCCCGCGGCTACCGTCCGGATAAAAATGTTCGGTGTAAAATCCAGCCTGAATGGTTACCCACTCGCGAAAAGCCTCAAACGACTTTAGCAATGCCGTATCCCGAGTTCTGCGTGTCGCAACTGTATTCAGATATTGCTCTGCGGCATCACTCAGGGCTGGCGTGTGTTCCCGACCAACTGATTCGCACAGGTAATCAACGAAACCAGACAGCAGTTCTCGTTCGCGAGGCGTGATCGCCCCACCGACCGGAGTCCAGTAATCGAATCCCAGTTGCAGGAGTTTGAAAAAACGCTTGTGGAATGCGTAGTTACGCACACGCTTAAAGTCTGCGTGTATCCACTCACCTATTTTGATTTGATGCAGGAAATCGCAACTCTCCGGCGTCGCCGGGAGAAGTAAACCAGAAGAGGTTTGTTTGACCAGTTGTATATGCGCCATCGTAGTTCTCCGCTGGCGCAGTAGAATGGGTGTTCAGCCCGTTGTGCAGTATACCAGAATTAATACCAATACTAACAGGATGCTCTGACTCGCAATTCATCCAGCAGTTTATCATTTCCCATAATGTCACTTAACCTCATCGGTAAAAAAATTGCCTTTCGCCCATTACGATACATCATTGATTTTTGGTTTTCAGGGAAGTAATCCATTTCGACTATAACTGACAGATCATCACGACGTATGACTGCGTATTTGCTACTAAATAGTTTCTTTATTTTTTCCACGATGCCTCCAACTTTATAAGTACAAGAGGTTATATCCACATAGAGACAAAAATATTAACCTTAAAAATATTTATTTCACGCCGTATATTTGTTTGTTTTATGCGCAGGCACAATGACTTTTATTTATTGTTATGCATATAATCAAATAAGTGATTGTTTTTTGCTCTTCAGATTCAGCAGGCAAAATGCATAAGGGCTGAAAGTGCTCGCATATAATACCTAATTTACTATCACTATATTCTAAGCACTTACCAGGTGATTAGAAACGGAACCCAGTACCGTGCGAATTTTAATTATGTGCTGGGACCAAACGGTCTGAAATGTCCTCATTGGTGACGATGATTACTCTTACTTTTTGATTTTAATATTCCGGCAATAATTTTAATAAAAATCTGTTTTAACTCTGCATTTTGCTGATTCTCCGAAGAAACTATCCATCTCTGCGAGGAGATCAAATGTCGTTTCAAATCAGTATGATGAGTATAAAAATCATGCCATAAATAGAAAACTAATTCGTCTGTATAGCAGTAATATTTCTGAAAATTAGTAGGATACTGTGGTAAAGAAATTCATTTCCAAGTAATTGGTAAACGCATTTGATTTGATTTTTTGTATGGGCTGTACTGGCTAAATAACATCCGATACTTGCCAGCACTAGCGATTGCTATTGATGAGAACAATAGTGGCATCCGGCAAAGCATTTTGTAGGGGGGTATCAAGCGGTGCTAACGCATTGCGGTAAAAATTCTGTCACACTTGGCGAGCAGGCATAGAGATGATCTCATTGAATTGGTTGCAATCACAAAACACTATGCCTGCCTTTTCTATTCGCCCATTGCTGGGGAGTCCACAGCACTACTGCAGCTTTTTAGTACGATGAACAGCTATTAAGTAATTTCAGAGGTATCTATCACTTTCTCAGGAGTTGTAGATAACAATTCTTTCATACGCTGATCTTCGGGAGCACGAGAAGACAGGTGTTCTAAAAACTCACGCCATTGACGCTTTGCATCAGACAGAAGGTCATCCCAAGTTAATGTATACATTTCTTGTTCTCTCAATGTTTTCAGTTTCATATTTAACGTTGCATTTCTCTTTAAAAAATCATCAGCAACTAGATAACCGGAAACTCGCTTGAATGGACTTCCTGTTGCAGAGTCTAAATAAACTCTGAAAGTATTAACATACTCCTCAAAGCGATTGATGTGATCTTTATCTATTTTCAGCCCTGGCCTCATGAATTCAAGTACAAGCAAATGTTCACCACTTGAAAGAACTAAGTCAACCCTTCCTTTAAAGCTTGGATCGTGTTCAATGTCTGATTCTTTTGCTGCTTCTCTAGCGATATGCTGGACATTTTTCTCAATAGCATAAGTCTCCCATTTTGGAGCTATCAGCCAAGGATTCTTCGCAATATAGTCTCGAACAGCATTTTCTAATTCTTTAGTGCGTATTCTAGTCTCAAGACCACTTATAGTATCAAGCTTAGCTTTAACTGATTCTGCTGTGTGTAAAGCCTGAATTGTATTTGCTTCGATCAATATCTCAAGCAATTTCGTTTCATCCATATCAGGAACAGAAGCAACGCTTCTTATAAGCTCTTTTAGACGCCCTCCCTCCCATGCAGTGAGGATAGAGTTGCCTATATGCCTAAATTGCTCTGCACCGATTTGTTGGATTGATGCAATTCGTTTCAAAGCCATTATAACCGTTTTTTTTTCTACACCTAGTTTATCTAGCCTACTTCTGAAATCATCAATTTTACTTTCAATCAGTTTGGTTTTTTCATCTGCCCGCCGATCTTTCCAGATTTTTAATAATTCGCGAACACGTTTCTGTCCCCACTCTTCTAATTTAGCAAGGTGGTGACTACTCCAATTCAATCTTTGTCGTTCAGTAGAAATCACATCATCATTAAACTCATCCAAATAATCAGCAATTACAGCCCCTGTCATATATTCAGGACCATTTTGACTTGGCAACCCTCCAGTCAAGTTAAACATAAACGGCCTTTGTGCTAATTTTTTGTGAGCGTAAATCGAGATACCTTGCAACTCATCATCCTTGATTGTTTCTTTTAAGAAAAACACTCTCCATTTTATCTCATAACCATCAACGATTTCTTTTCCATACCCCAAACTGTCAATTTCCGTAAGAGAATCAGGTTTTTCATCTACAGTATAATCTTTTGGAAAACTATATTCTGCAGTGGCAAGAAAATTTTCGACTGGCATGGGGGTATTATTAATACGAACTAAAAATTCATCGCCGCCAGAATTGATCGCAAACCTTCTCGCCATAGATGTAGCAAAAGAAGACTCATTTAATAATCTGTTTATTTTCAATGACTTAAGTGTTACTGTTGTTCCATGATTTTCTTTTTCTAATTCTGAAGGGCCTGTGCGGAAGGTCACATCAATAGCCATGCTTTCAGTTTTAACGTAGTCATCTGACGATCTAATCTTATTTATATCCAAAGTAAAACTAGTTTTTTCACCTGTTTCTTGGCTAGTAGTACAAATTTCTATAATCTCAGCAATACCAAAACCAGCAAACTTTCCGATACCTTTTCTTCCCATTAAGTCTCGATTGAATAATTTCGACTTCGCTACAGGATTATCTTTCCTTTTATCAAAACCAACCGTAAGAAATTTCTTTTGACATTCTTCAAATGTCATTCCAATACCATTGTCTTTTATAACAATAGTTCTATTTTCATGCGTGGGTAGTGTAATATTAACTTCGGTTGCATCCGCGTCCCAAGCATTAGAAACCATTTCAGCTATTGCTGCTGTTGGACTTTGATACATTTGAATACCTAAATGATCAATTATCCTACCATGAAAATTTAGAAATAGTTTATTATCCATAATCCGCCTCGTTTTTAGTTATATGTTCTTTGATAAGTTCAGCATGACGCTTAATGAATTCAGGGGGCAATGCATTCCCTATCATCAAAGCAGCCTTGTCTTTACCAAATTGAATAGGAAAATAGTAATCACTCGGAAAAGTTTGTAATAATGCAGCCTCTCGAAGAGTTATTGCTCTATCTTGTTCAGGATGTAAAAAACGACCTTTTGAAGGATTAGTACATCCACTCGTAATAGTTGGAGCTACATCATCCCACCTCATACGACCGTAAACATCGCGAAAACCATTTGGATATCGTTTATGACATGGCAGCCAATACTCGTAAGGAAGTTGAGAGCGGCTTCCCCCATCCTTAGGAATAAGACTTATAATTTTTTTAACCTTCTCAGTTCTTCTTTCTAATATATTGTGCAGCGGATCATTGCTATTTTCAGGTCGAGCCAAATGGCCTATTGCATCGCGCACAGTTATTAAATTACTATTTTTTTGAGCACGAGTAAGCTCTCCGTATCGCGAAGCAAGTAGTACCATGCGCTTACGTCTTTGTGGCACACCAAATTTACTAGCATCTTCAATTAAAACTGAATTATCATCGATATGATAACCCAATTTCTTAAGCTCCGAAGTAAACATGTTTATTCGTTCGTCAAATGCCAAAGCTGGTACATTTTCAACCATTACAACTTTTGGAAAAAAGACTTTAACAAAATCTAAAAAATTAAAAATAAGTTCATTTCTCTCATCAAAGACAGCTACTGTTTTATTTTTTGTTCTTAACGAAGAAAATCCTTGACATGGTGGACAACCTGCCAACAAATCCAGTTCACCTTGCTGAATTTTTAATTGTTTCATTAATTCATCTGGTGATATATTTTTTATATCCCCATTTATTAAGTTAACATCCGGATGGTTGATTCTATAGGTTTCAGATACAATAGCTTCTTTTTCGATTGCTGATATGACATCAAAGCCAGCCATTTTTAGACCAACTGTCAAACCACCAGCGCCACAAAAAAGATCAATTGCTTTCATTTTATGCGTTCCATTCCATCATGTATACTATGAATCTAATCGAGAATCATATGAAATTGATAGGCTTTTTACAATCTTTATCATCTATTTTTATTGTCTTATGTAATTTTCTTGGTTATTGGTGGAATGTAATCTCATCTGATATCCTATGTCCTAATAGATAGCAATTCTGTATGAGCTTTTATTGCCCTCATCAGACGCTTCCTTTATGAAGTTGTTCCGAGCAATGCAGCATCGCATTTATCACTTCTTTTATGTGGCTTATGTGTCACGGCGTTGTTGCCATCAAGGCCAGCGAACATTCCGTGCCTGTCAAACGCCGTGCAAAGCTCGTTAAACGCCCACGTCCGAACTTCGGCAAGGAAGGCATTGGCGCGGTCAACTCCTGGTAGCCAATCCTGCTCACTGCGCCGCCCCCTGAAAATGCCCCTGATAGAATGCCAGCACACGCTGCATAACTTCGCTCTTCCGGCACTCGCGACAGATTATGTTCATACGCCTGTCATAGCGGCGTATTTCTCCGTCTGGTAATGACCAGATAAGGTCAGGATCAACCACAACCGTTTTTTTCACCTTTGCCCTGGATAGTTTTTTGCGGGCGTTTTTCCAGTCCTTACGAGCCTGTTCAGAGGGAAATAACCCATAGCCAGAGTTGTATACATCGCCACTGGCAACCAACTCTCTGGCAAGAATGCTCATCAGATATCTTGTCGCACCTGTCTTGGCCTCCAGTTGCCTTAACGTCTCGCGCCCACTCTGGCGTACCAGCTCAACAACCTGCTCCTTAATTTTTTCACGCTCTTCCTGTGTAAAAACTTTTGCCATAAGCGCCTCCGGCAATCACTTTTCCGACACAATACGACTGGAGGAGTCGACAATCTGTCGAACAATATCCCGGTACTTGTTCAGCTCCCGCAGCGCGGCGCAGACACGCTCACACTTCTGGACATGATTTTTCGCCCGGCGCAGCTCACGGTTTGCCATGTGCAGCGATGGTAAAATCAGGTCATCCACCCACGTTTCGGTAAACGATGGCAGCGACTGCACAATGTCCGCCACAGTTTCTGTTTTAATATCTTCCTGTGTTGCATCTTTCTGTAACGGCAACGCAACACCTGCTGGCTGAGGAAAGGCTTTAAAATCAGTTTCCGTTACCGATGCAGCTTTCGGCTCTGCTGGTAAATTATTGCCCGGTATGCAGTAACGAAATTTACCGTTCTGATTTACGCGAATCAGGCGTCCTTTGCTGATTGCCATTGCCAGCGTTGAAGCAACTTTGCGGGATGTGGTACCGAACAGCGTAGCCAGTTCATCCGCCGTTTGTGGTCCACGTTGTTCAATCGTCGCGGTTAAATCGCACTCTGAGATTTTCGCTACTGTTGCCGTGGTGGTTTCTTCCGGCAGTTCTGCCTGCATTGGCTGTTCCTGCTGAACGTTGTTATCAGCCACACGCCAGGTGTACGCGCTTTTATCAACGAAACCAGCTTTTTTCAGTTCCCATAGTTCGTTCAGCACTTCTTCACGACTGATATCAAGTCGCGCAGCAAGTTCTATGGATGTGGCTTTTCCCATTGCTTTCAGTGCGTCAAAAACAGTCTCCATTAAAATTTCCTCCCGATAAAAATTACTTCGCAGTTCCTAGCTGGACGACATTCGGACGCCAGCTCTCCCAGTTAAAATTCACCCATCGCCCGCCGTTCATGGTCATGCGATCCATAACCCGCTCGCCGAGCAATGTTTTCATGGCCTCATAGTTCAGGTTTGTCAGCATCCCCACGCTGCGCATCGACGCTGTCCGGCGATCAACAATCTGGTGCAGTACCACCTGCTCGTTTTTTGTCTCGCGCTGAATGCCAATTTCATCAAGAACCAGCAGATCCACTTCGCACAGTTCCCGCAAAAATTTTTCGCCTGATTGCCCTTCGTCATAGCTGGCGTGTAGAGCACTCATGACATCAGCCACGGTAACCACAATCACTGTCTGGCCATCTTTCAGCAGACGATTCCCGATAGCCGCCGCCAGATGGTTTTTTCCGGTACCAGGTTTTCCGCTGAACGCAAAATTTGTACATCCGGTCATCAGTTCATCAGCGATAGATTTCGCCTGGCTCAACGCGTATCGCTGACCGTCGTTCTGCACCTGGTAATTCGCAAACGAGCATTTACGGTGCAACGGCTGGATGCCTGAGCGATTCAGAATTTTTTCCACCCGCAACTGGCGATTCAGGCGGTTGATCTCCTCGCTACGTTTCTGGCCTTCAGCAAGTTGCCACTCGCGCCACTCCGCTACCGTTCTGAATGGGGCGGTTACATGTGGCGGGGTCAGTCGGCGGATGCGTTCTAGAACGCCGCCTGTCGCAATATTTTTCATGGTTCGTTACCCCCTGAAGCCTGGCGGGATCGCACTGTCCGGCAACGAGACGGTGTTAACCTGTCTGAGCAACGTCTCAGGCCTAACACCTTTCGGCGCGAACAAGCCCTGGTATTCATTGGCGATGCTGTGTCGAATCACCTGCTCAGGGGTAAAACCCTGCTGGCGGAATTTTTCCAGCTCCCGTATCGCCCCGTTAGCGCCCTGCTCCGTTCGAATCGGTTTTCGCAATGCCTGCCTGAACCGGACCCACTCATGCCAGAGTGTTTCCGGCAACCAATCGGGCAACTCAATAGCCTCCGGCTCGAATTTTTTAGATGCTCGTTTTTGGCGAGGGGGATTTAGGGGGAGATCAGTATTTATATCTTCCTCTTCCTCTTCCTCTTCCTCTGGTAACGCTTTTTGATCCGTTTGTGTAACGCTGGCAGCGTTACCTTTTCGTTTCAGTTCGCGTATTTTTGTAACCCTCTCGTTTGTAACCGCCCGTTTTTTAGAGCTTTTTCCGTTATGACGTTCAAAGTTAGGTAGAGAAAGCCCACCGTTATTTTCGACCAGCCATCCAACCTGAATTAACGCATCAGCAAAACCAGCCATAAAAGTGATGCGATCTATTGCACTTTTTGTAACGCCGCGAGCGTTACACTCTGCGTTACCGTCTATCATTTGTTGATCCGCCCATGCCCAGAAGCGAATGACTTTCCCTAATGCGGCATCTGGATCAATATTCAGAATCTCAGCAAGCCTGAATATTTCCGGCTTATCCGGCGTAATAACCTCGAGCTTTATCCAGTTTGAAGCCATATTGTTTTCACCTTGTAACGCTGTAAGCGTTACATTTAACTGATACCGAACAAAACAGTCCGGCACGATTAATTTCAATCAATGCACTACGACAGAATCGCCGGGCGACCCACCGCCGCTGAAATATGCTTTACGGTAAACGGCCTGGACTGCATCATCATGCGCATCAATTGCCGTACTCAACGCTTCCTGCGCCGCCAGTAATGCACGGCGTTCCAGGGTATCGAAGATGCAGAGTCGGTGACGCAGCTCGCGCGGAAGGATTGCCAGAATTGCTGGGATCAGCTTCTGAATTTTTTCTCTTTGCGTTTTCGTTTCACCTTTCAACCAACGGTGATAGATATTCTGCTGATTGTTCCAGTCCTTGCCTGGAACCAGGGGCAATTCGCCGCCCCCCTGGCGCAGATATTCTTCAGTAATTGCATTGGCTACCCATGCCTGCCCTTTTTCGGCTGCCAGGGCAAACAACACTGATTCGATGTGCTCATGCCTGATTTTCATGAATCAACCGCTCCTATGCTGTTTTCGCTATGCTTACCGTCTGGGGGGAATACATCGTCAAGTCCACAATGAGCACCAAGCCGATTAAGGGTGGAAACAATTTTTCTGCACTCCTCTAGCCCAGGGGTACGAAAATTTGCTTCGTAATTTGCCAGTCGGCTTTGTATCCACCCTAGCTGAACAGCGAATTGTCTTTGAGACAGACCAAGTTGTTTTCGATATGTTGAAATTTTGTTCATTAAAAACCTCCGACGACAATTTTAAACACACCTTGTGTTTTACGGTCAAGCTATTTTGTGTTTTATATAAATCACGATTCGTGATACAAGGACGAAATGGAAAAAGAAAACGAAAAAATTGCCGCTAGTAGGCTCAATGACAAAATTGCAATGCGTCTTAAAGAGCGCAGGCAGAAGCTTGGTTTATCTCAAGGAAAACTTGCTGAAATCTGCGGATGGACGCAATCGCGTATAGGTAACTATGAGGCGGGCAGCAGAAATGTTGGAGTGCATGATGCTGTCGTCCTGGGAAAGGCGCTGGGCATATCTCCTCCTGAGCTCCTCTTTGGGGAAAAAGACTCTTCTGAATTGTGGTTAAATGAATCCCAACGAAAACTTCTTGAGTTGTTTAACCAGCTACCGGGCTCAGAACAACAACGAATGATTGAGCTATTTGAAGTCCGGCTAAAAGAAATCGACGAGTATGTAGAAAAATATTTGAGGGGCAGGCTTAAAGATACCCCCCCACCGGAGTAATGATCTTGCTATCACAGTAATATGCCAATCAGCCCGCTATCAGCGGGCTTTTTTTGTACCATCATCATATGACACGCCACCATAAAAACACACTTTGTGTTGACACGAGAAAACCCTTTGTGTTTAATAAGCATATCCAAACAACGCCCCACCGGAGAACGGCAGGACAATACCTCGAGTTATCCAGCCACTGAACAGGGCTAAGTAGCCAGCCTGAGGCATACGAACATGACGGCAGTTGTTGATTGATACAAAGCGCAGTAGATAAAACGTTCCGCCACCCGGCGTTAAGGGGAAAAAAGATGGTGCATTACGAAGTAGTTCAGTATTTGATGGATTGTTGCGGTATCACTTACAGCCAGGCTGTGCAGGCTTTACGTAGCAACGACTGGGATCTCTGGCAAGCAGAAGCCTCTATCCGCAACAACAAGATGTGAGAGTTCCCAAAATGCAAAAAATCGACCTCGGCAACAACGAATCCCTGGTGTGCGGTGTGTTCCCCAACCAGGATGGAACGTTCACCGCGATGACGTATACAAAAAGCAAAACATTTAAAACCGAAACTGGTGCGCGCCGATGGTTGGAGAAGCACACAGTAAGCTAACGATTAAAACGTCTACTCCTGCTGTTCCAGAATAACTTCATAAAATGGGAGTATTTTTCGGTGACGAGATAATAAGAACAGTTTGCGCTATCACTCTGATGTTGAATGATGCCCTTCCGTTCTAATTTTTTCATAACCGGGTTACGGCAAGGAGAAGTGATAATAAGATTTCCTGTTTTAAGGAAATCTTTAAATACAGCGATTTCTTTCTCAGATAAACGAAGCAATACTCGTTGCTCTGGTAGTAATGAATAATGCTTTTGAATATGTGCTCGCAATCTTGATAAGGAAATGGCGACCACGAAAGAAAAGGCAAAAACGATAACCTGAAAGAGCCAAGGTATTTCAGTATAAGCATTGAATGCGACAGTAAACTCTTTCGGTATCAGCCAGAGAGTGAGACCAAAAATGATAATCGTATACATAAGTCTTTCGAGTGGCTCGTTAGCAAAAAGTTTCAACAATGGAGTAAATACATCCAACATATCAATAACTCTCAACTGTAAGGGTATTGAAATGTTAACACAAGCTCTCGCTGTAGGGGTATAGCCGAGACCACCGAAGCCCGGAGGTGGTGAAATAAAACCGGGCACAACACGAAGGCGCATTTCCGATATCCATAAAGAGTCGGTCTTGTCTGTTAAATTTAAATGGTGGGAGTGCGCCTCCGGTTGTAAATAACGACATTGCTGTGTGTAGTCCTGGCGGCATCAGTTTTTTTCTTGAAGTTCGGCTGATGTCCGCCCTTTTTAAAGTGAATTTTGTGATGCGGTGAATGCGGCTAAGCGCATGTGGCACAGTTAAAAGTCATGTTAGTCCTTATTGGTTTGGGTGGGAAAGCCGACTGTAATTGTTAACTGGTTGCAGTCACCTGGAGGCACCAGGCACCGCATCAACAAAGTTCATTTGTAAAAATGGAGATAATTATGATTGCACATCACTTCGGAACTGATGAAATACCTCGTCAGTGTGTGACTCCTGGTGATTATGTTCTTCATAACGGCCGGACATATATTGCCTCGGCAAACAATATTAAAAAGCGAAAGCTTTATATTCGTAACCTGACCACAAAAACATGCATTACTGACTGCATGATTAAAGTCTTCCTCGGTCGTGATGGTTTACCTGTAAAGGCGGAGTCATGGTGATGACTAAGAAAATAAAATGTGCTTACCACCTTTGCGATAAAGAAGTTAAAGAAAGCAAAAGCATTAAAAGACCACTTCATTTCATGCGTGGAGTTATCCCAACGACGGAAATGAAAAAATATTGTAGTGAAATATGTGCCGAAAAAGACCAGATGGCACACGAACTTTAATTAACTGACTATGCGAAACTGAATTTATGCCAGCAATGGCAGGGATTCGCTCAACCTTAATTAAGGAGAAAAACATGATTACCAGTTATGAAGCCACTGTTGTAACTACTGATGACATTGTTCACGAAGTTAATCTGGAAGGAAAGCGTATTGGCTACGTGATTAAAACAGAAAATAAAGAAACCCCATTCACTGTGGTTGATATCGACGGTCCATCAGGCAACGTTAAAACACTTCACGAAGGTGTCAAAAAAATGTGCCTGGTGCATACCGGAAAGAATCTGCCCGCAGAAAAAAAGCCGAATTTCTGGCAACTCTAATTGCAATGAAATTAAAAGGTGAAATCTGAAAGAAATAGCCTGCGTATGGCGCAGGCTATGAACAGTGTGTATCCGGCAAGATCATTCACTGAACAAAACGAATTTTAATCTGAGTTGAGGTTAAAAAACAATGAGCACAAAACCACTCTTCCTGTTACGGAAAGCGAAAAAATCATCCGGTGAACCTGACGTCGTCCTGTGGGCAAGCAACGATTTTGAATCGACCTGTGCCACTCTGGACTACCTGATCGTTAAGTCAGGTAAAAAACTGAGCAGCTATTTTAAAGCTGTTGCCACGAATTTTCCTGTCGTTAATGACCTGCCCGCTGAAGGTGAGATCGATTTTACCTGGAGTGAACGCTATCAACTCAGCAAAGACTCCATGACATGGGAACTAAAACCGGGAGCAGCACCAGACAACGCTCACTATCAAGGCAATACCAACGTCAACGGCGAAGACATGACTGAGATTGAGGAGAATATGCTACTCCCAATTTCTGGCCAGGAACTGCCCATTCGTTGGCTTGCTCAACACGGCAGCGAAAAACCGGTAACGCACGTTTCACGCGACAGACTCCAGGCATTACACATTGCTCGGGCTGAAGAACTACCGGCTGTTACTGCCCTGGCTGTTTCCCACAAAACCAGCCTGCTCGACCCGCTGGAAATTCGCGAACTCCACAAACTGGTTCGTGACACTGACAAAGTTTTCCCTAATCCTGGTAATTCAAACCTGGGACTGATAACTGCTTTTTTCGAAGCATACCTGAACGCTGACTACACCGATCGAGGACTGCTGACAAAAGAGTGGATGAAGGGTAATCGTGTTTCACACATCACTCGCACGGCTTCCGGTGCTAATGCTGGCGGCGGAAACCTCACCGATCGCGGCGAAGGTTTCGTACACGATCTGACGTCACTGGCGCGCGACGTAGCCACTGGCGTACTGGCCCGTTCAATGGATCTGGACATCTATAACCTTCATCCGGCACACGCTAAACGCATTGAGGAAATTATCGCTGAAAATAAACCGCCCTTTTCTGTTTTCCGCGACAAATTCATCACCATGCCTGGCGGGCTGGATTATTCCCGCGCCATCGTGGTTGCGTCCGTAAAAGAAGCACCAATTGGGATCGAGGTCATCCCCGCGCACGTCACTGAATATCTGAACAAAGTACTGACTGAAACCGATCATGCCAACCCTGATCCGGAAATCGTGGATATTGCCTGCGGTCGCTCCTCAGCCCCGATGCCGCAGCGAGTAACAGAAGAAGGAAAACAGGATGATGAAGAAAAACTGCATCCATCTGGAACAACGGCAGATGAACAGGGAGAGGCTGAAACAATGGAACCGGACGCAACTGAACATCATCAGGACACGCAGCCGCTGGATGCTCAGTCACAGGTAAATTCTGTTGATGCGAAATATCAGGAACTGCGGGCAGAACTCCATGAAGCCCGGAAAAACATTCCATCAAAAAATCCTGTCGATGCCAATAAATTGCTTGCTGCATCACGTGGTGAATTTGTTGACGGAATTAGCGACCCGAACGATCCGAAATGGGTTAAGGGGATCCAGACTCGCGATTCTGTGTACCAGAACCAGCCAGAAACGGAACAAAACACGCCAGAAACGGAAAAAATCAGCCCGGATGTGAAACAACCTGAGCCAGTAGTGCAACAGGAACCGGAAATAGTCTGCAATGCCTGCGGTCAGACTGGCGGGGATAACTGCTCTGACTGTGGTGCGGTGATGGGCGACGCAACATACCAGGAAACATTCGATGAAGAGAATCAGGTTGAAGCTAAGGAAAAAGATCCGGTGGAAATGGAAGGCGCTGAACATCCGCACAATGAGAATGCTGGCAGCGATCCGCATCGTGATTGCAGTGATGAAACTGGTGAAGCGTCAGCTCCTGTAGCAACTGAAATCATGTGGCCGTCATATTTCGAGCCTGGCCGCTATGAAAACCTCCCGAACGAGGTTTATCACTCCGCCAACGGAATAAGCAGCACGATGCTGAAGGATGCCCGTATCAGCCTGATGTATTACCATGGACGGCACATTGCCGGAACTATTCCGAACGAGGAAAGTGATGCACTGCTGCGTGGGCGGATCATTCACAGCTATGTTCTGGAAACGGATAAATTCGCTGATGAATATGCCATTCCGGTACCGGTTCCTGAATATGTGGTTACTACTTCTAACGAACTGATCGCCATCATTAAAAAACACAATGCCAGTCTGCCAGCACTGATGACACCAGAGCAGATGAAAGAGTGGATCGAAAGCTACAACAGCACTCTTATACAGCCACTGTCTGTAAGTGCTGGGGCCGAAGAAACAGGCATCCTTTACGGTTCGCTTCCGGTGGAATTTCGGCGTATTCCTGAGGGGGAAAAACACACAGCATCAGCAATGAAAGCCTGTATTAAAGAATACAACGCAAGCCTCCCTCCTCTGTTGAAAACCAGTGGAGCACGGGAGCAGCTTCTGGATCAAATTGAAACTGTAGACCCAGAACTGGCAAAAAAAGAACGTGCTAAATCTTTGCCTTACAACATCAGTGGCACAAAAGAGCAATTAACCGAAATCGCACGGAAAATTCGCCCGGAACTGGTGACACTGGAGGACTGGCAAAAACGCCAGCAAGAAGAAAACGCCGGGAAAACGTTTATCAGTCCGGATATGTATGAACAGGCAAAAAATATTCACGCGGCACTGCAAAACAATACCGATGCAGCAAGGCTACTCAACCACCCGGATCGCAAATCTGAAATCAGCTATTTCGGGTTTGATGAAGAAACCGGGCTGGAAATCAGGGTCCGTCCTGATATCGAAATCCGGCTGCCATACGAAAGCATTTGCGCTGACGTGAAGTCAGTCAGCCTCGGTTATGTGCGACAGGAACGACTTAAAGATCGCCTGCACCGTGAAATTATTGAGCGTGATTATCACCTCAGCGCCGCAATGTATTGCGATGTGGCAAACCTGGACAAATTTTTCTGGATCTTCGTCAACAAAGATGCTGGCTATCACTGGGTGGCAGTCGTGGAAGCCTCGCAGGAACTCCTGGAACTTGGTCGACAGGAATATCGCCGGACGCTACGCCAGATAAACGAAGCCCTGGAGACAAACAACTGGCCAGCACCGATTACCGAAAGTTATACCGACGAATTAAACGACTTTGATCTTCGTCGTCTTGAAGCACTGAGCATCTGAGGAAGGACACAATGAACGAATTAACTCAACAAGAAAATATTAACTCTAATGTTGCGGTTTTCAGCCCTCAGTCCCTGGCTGCAATTCAGACATTTTCCCAGGTAATGGCTTCCGGCATGGCTACTGTACCGGAACACCTCCGGGGAAATCCATCAGACTGCATGGCCATCACCATGCAGGCGATGCAGTGGCAAATGAACCCTTACGCAGTAGCTCAGAAAACTTTCGTTGTGAATGGTGTGCTCGGATATGAAGCGCAACTGGTTAATGCCGTAATCAGTACTCGTGGGCCGCTAACCGGGCGTATTGAATATGACTGGTTCGGGCCGTGGGAAAAAATTATCGGGAAATTTGAAATCAGGAAGAACGACAAAGGGAAAGAATATCGTGTACCTGGCTGGAAGCTGGCCGATGAAAACGGGATCGGTGTTCGTGTCCAGGCAACACTACGTGGCGAAAGTAAACCACGCGTACTGGAATTACTTCTGGCGCAGGCCAGAACACGTAACTCAACGCTATGGGCCGACGATCCTCGCCAGCAGCTTGCCTATCTGGCGCTGAAACGCTGGGCGCGCCTTTATTGCCCCGAAGTGATTCTTGGAGTGTACACCAGGGACGAACTGGACGAGCCACAGGAAAAAATCATTAATCCGGTTCAGGAACATAAAAACACTTCCGCTTGCCGCGCGGAACGTGAAACAACAATTATTGAGCAGGATGCCGGGGAAAACTGGATCGATGCTTTCCGTGAACGTATTGAGCAGGCACAAAGCACCGGGGAAACAACAGCACTTCGCCAGGAAGTGGAAGATCATAAAAATACACTTGGCGCTCTCTATACGGAACTTAAAGGAAAAGTGGTTCAGCGTCATCACCGTCTCAATGCTATTGCCCGTATCGAGAAGATGATAAATGACCTACCTTCTTCAGGTGATCCAGAAGCAGAACAAAAATTTACTGCTCTGGAAAATACGCTGAATGCTGCCCGGCCACATCTGGGTGAATTATATGAGGCGTATAAAACGACACTGACAGATATGAAACCAGAATATATCGGCTCCTGATATTGACTTTGGCGGTGTAGCCTCACCGCCATCACAAAATTTTATTTTATGAGAGAAAAGACAATGCGGTATGAAAAAGTCAAACCATTCCCTTTTTGTGGTTGTCCATCAGTAACGGTGAAAGCCATTTCAGGATATTACCGCGCGAAGTGTAACGGATGCGAATCCCGAACCGGCTATGGTGGAAGTGAAAAAGAAGCACTCGAACGATGGAATAAACGAACCACTGGAAATAATAATGGAGGTGTTCATGTATAAAATTACCGCCACTATTGAAAAGGAAGGTGGCACTCCTACTAACTGGACAAGGTACTCAAAAACAAAATTAACCAAATCAGAATGCGAAAAAATGCTCTCAGGTAAAAAAGAAGCAGGCGTTTCCAGAGAGCAGAAAGTAAAACTGATAAATTTTAATTGCGAGCAACTTCAGTCCTCGTGAATTGCATTGTATTCAAATAAAAACTTCATAGCTGATTATTAATAATCAACATCGGGCGTCAATTTCAGTCTAACATTGGCGCCTGCCAGAGGTGATGCGATGGCACAAGTAATCTTTAATGAAGAGTGGATGGTTGAATACGGCCTGATGCTTCGCACTGGTCTGGGGGCCAGACAAATTGAAGCATACCGCCAGAACTGTTGGGTGGAAGGCTTCCACTTCAAACGAGTATCTCCTTTAGGGAAGCCAGACAGTAAGCGAGGGATTATCTGGTACAACTATCCAAAGATAAATCAGTTTATCAAAGACTCATGATATGTCTAAATTACCAACAGGTGTCGAGATTCGAGGTAAATACATTCGCATCTGGTTCATGTTTCGAGGAAAACGATGTCGGGAAACATTGAAAGGCTGGGAGGTTACTAACAGTAACATTAAAAAAGCCGGGAATTTAAGAGCGTTGATAGTTCATGAAATCAATTCCGGTGAATTTGAGTATTTAAGACGTTTCCCCCAGTCCAGCACTGGGGCAAAAATGGTGGCAACGAGGGTCATAAAAACGTTCGGGGAGCTTTGTGATATCTGGACAAAAATTAAAGAGACAGAGTTAACAACAAACACAATGAAGAAAACGAAATCACAATTAAAAACACTCAGGATAATAATTTGTGAGAGTACCCCAATATCACATATTCGTTATAGCGATATCTTAAACTACCGGAATGAACTGCTGCATGGAGAAACGCTTTACCTAGATAATCCAAGATCCAACAAAAAAGGAAGAACCGTGCGCACAGTTGATAACTATATCGCCCTGCTCTGTTCGTTGTTACGTTTTGCGTATCAGTCGGGATTTATATCAACCAAACCATTTGAAGGAGTAAAAAAATTACAGCGAAACAGAATAAAGCCTGATCCGTTATCTAAAACAGAATTCAATGCATTAATGGAAAGTGAAAAAGGACAGAGCCAGAACTTGTGGAAATTTGCCGTTTACTCCGGGCTTCGTCACGGGGAACTGGCTGCTCTGGCGTGGGAGGATGTGGATTTCGAGAAGGGAATTGTGAATGTCAGAAGAAACCTGACGATACTTGATATGTTCGGTCCCCCAAAAACAAATGCGGGGATTCGGACGGTAACACTACTGCGGCCTGCTCTTGAAGCACTGAAGGAGCAATACAAACTGACCGGGCATCATCGCAAAAGCGAAATCACTTTTTATCATCGGGAGTACGGCAGAACCGAAAAGCAAAAACTGCATTTTGTTTTCATGCCCAGGATGTGTAACGGAAAACAGAAACCTTATTACTCGGTAAGCAGTTTGGGTGCGAGATGGAATGCAGCAGT